ATCGTCCTGCGCGGAGAGAACAAGACAAATATGTTCACAAAGGTATTAGTGCAAGAAACTGGAAAAAGTCATTTAGACTGTCGGAATATACCGAAGTAAACGGAGCAGATCTACAGGATGGAATCTTGACTGTCGAACTCGAAGTCGTCCTTCCCAAAGAGAAGCAGCCTCGTAAAATTTCAATTGGAAAAAACGAGGAAATCGAAAATGACAACACTAGCAATAAAGGGTTTTTCAACCGTAACAGCGATCGTTGATGCGATCGTAGGATTCTTTGATGGCTTAGGTAAAGCTGTTATTATGGCACGTGGCGTAGAAGCAAACTATAAAGTTGCACATTCACTTCAGCATGAGTACCCTAACATGAGTGTACCAGCCATCGCACAGATGCTTAACGATCGTTTGCGTAAGGAGGTTTATGGTGATTAAATTTATCAAATCTCTTTTTAAAGCACACGATCCCATTGAGGATTATCTATCACAATCTACAGATCTTGTTGATCTGGAGAATCGTATGAAAGAACTCAAGTACAAAGGGATCTGGATTTAATGTGGCCTTACACAGAAGAAGAAGTTGAAGCCTTAAACTAAATCAAAGAGGAGCGTGCATGCGCTCCTTTTTATCTTAGAGGAGATAAAATGGATTTACAAAGATTACGTGAAGATTTAGAAGATGATGAAGGAGTGATGTATGAGATATACCTGGATCATTTGGGTTATGCTACTTTTGGGATCGGTCATTTGGTACGAGAAGAAGATCCAGAATATGGATGGGAAGTTGGCGAGTCTGTATCAGAAGAACGCGTCGCTGAAGCTTTCGAATCAGACATTAGAATCACGATTGCGGATTGTGAGCGACTCTATGAAGATTTCCACGACCTCCCTGATGAAGCCAAGCTCATCATTGCCAATATGTGCTTTAACCTTGGATATCCAAGGCTTTCTGCGTTTAAAGGAATGAAGGCGGGAGTAGACGCAAGAGATTGGAATCGGGCAGCAGATGAAATGGTAGACTCTCGTTGGTATAGACAAGTGACAAATAGAGCAAATCGTCTCGTACAAAGAATGAGAGCAATTGCATAAAAACTGTGTACAACCTCTTAAAATTGTGTTATAATAATAATGCATAGGAGGTTGTATGGAATTTTACACAAATTTTGATAGATACGGTAGTCAAATTCTTTTACGTGGTGTAAACGTAAAAGGTGAACCTATTGCTATAAAAGAAAAACTAAAGCCTGTTCTATTTGAACCAGCTAACGGTAAACCTACGGACATAAGAGCTTTAGACGGCACACCGGTAATTGCACGCGAGTTCAGTTCAGCCGGAGAATTTGACGACTACAAGAAAAGATACGAAGGTGTTGAAGGATTTAGATACTACGGTCAAGACCGTATCCTTTGGCAACATATTCAGAAAAAGTTTCCTAAAGAAATCGAATTCAAAAAGGGACTTATCAATATCGTTAATCTCGATATTGAGGTACATTCAGAAGATGGCTTTCCTGAACCAGATCAGGCAGCATATCCAATTACAGCAATCACTGTAAAATCAAGTAAAGAAAATGTCTATCGTGTTTGGGGTTGTGGCGAATACGTACCATCAAAATCTCAACATACTCATTTACGTGTACAATACTATAAATGCGAAGATGAGTATGCTCTACTCGAGAGCTTTTTAGCATGGTGGTCTCAAGACCAAGCTCGATATCCTGATGTACTTACAGGTTGGAATATTTGTAGCTTTGATATTCCATATATCGTAAAGAGAATCCAAAACGTGCTGCCCTTAAATTCTGAATGGTTACTGTCTCCTTGGTTTAAGGAACTAAGAAACAGAGCCATCAGAACAAAAGAAATAACATATAAACATAAAACGATTCAACAGAAACAGATCGCTGGCATGTGTCAGCTTGATTACATGGATCTCTTTCAGAAATTTGGATACTCGTATGGTCCTCAGGAATCGTATGCTTTAAATCATATTGCCTACGTTGTTCTTGGAGAAAAGAAACTATCGTATGAAGAGTATGGTTCTCTAAAAAATCTGTATAAAGAAAACTTTCAACTGTATATCGACTACAACATTAAAGACGTTGAATTGATTGATCGTATGGATGAAAAACTAGATCTACTCGGTCTTGCATTTACTATGGCGTATAAAGCCGGAGTTCAATACGGCGATATATTTGGTACTACCGCAATATGGGATAATATTATCTATCGCGAACTGGCCAGTAGGAACATTCCAATTCCTAAAGCTCCTGACAGAAATGAGCGTCTAGGTGCCGATACGAAATTTGCCGGTGGCTATGTAAAGGAACCTCAAGTCGGTGTACATAATTATGTAGTTTCCTTTGATTTGAATTCTCTGTATCCAAATATTATTGCTCAATGGAATATGTCACCCGAAACTTTGACGATGAATGGTACTAATATATCGAAAACATACCGTCCAGGTGTTGCTTTCGATAATACGCGTGAAGGTGTATTTCCTAAACTCGTAAAGCAATACTATGACGATCGTAAAGCCGCTAAGAAAGAAATGATTGAGTGGCAAAAAGAACAACAAAAAGGTACATCAAAAGAAATTGAAAGACATATTGCTTCTCTCAATAATAAACAAATGGCTATCAAGATCTTGATGAACTCTCTGTTCGGCGCTATGGGTAATAAGTGGTATCGATACTTTGATCTTCGTATCGCTGAAGGTATTACTCTTACAGGTCAGCATGTTATTAAAGAATGTGAAAAGGCTATTAACGCTGAACTAAATCGTCTTCTTAATACCGATAAAGATTATGTTATTGCAATTGATACAGATTCAATCTACGTAAACTTCGAAGCGTTTGTAAACAAATTTAATCCAAATGATCCGATTAAATTCTTAGACGAATCATGTAGCAAACATTTCGGTAAAGTATTATCCGATGCACTTGAGAATATTTTCAAAGAAACAAACTCCTTTGAAAATCGTATGGTTATGGAACGCGAAGTAATTGCAGATCGTGGTATATGGACAGCAAAGAAGCGGTATATTCTCAATGTACATAACTCAGAAGGAGTACAGTACGATGAACCTAAGCTTAAAATTATGGGCATTGAGGCCATTAAGTCGTCGACCCCTGAAGTTTGTAGAGCTAAATTCAAAGAGATATTCAAGCTTATCATTTCGTCAACGGAAGAAGATGTACAGAACTTCATACAGAAATTCAAACAGGATTTCAAATCGCTCCCACCCGAAGAAGTGGCTTTTCCACGGGGCGTCTCGAATATTACAGAGTGGAGCGATAGGAAAACTGTCTACAAGAAAGGAACACCTATTCACGTACGGGGTTCCCTCTTATATAATAAAGAAGTTGAGGCTCGAGGATTGACGGATAGGTACGAACTTATCGGAAATGGTGATAAGATCAAATTTGCCTACCTCAAACTTCCCAATCATATCAAAGAAAACGTCATCTCATTTCCTATGCACCTACCAACCGAGATGCAACTTCATCGATATATAGATTACGATAAGCAATTTGATAAAACTTTCCTCGAGCCTTTACGTTTTATCCTCGACGCGGTCGGGTGGTCTGCCGAAGCCACTGCAACACTGGATGAATTTTTTGGGTAAGACTGTTTACATTTACGTAGAAATATGTTATAATTTAACAAACATAACACACGGAGATATGTTATTATGAATCAATGGCACCATGATATCAATGAAATGCATGCCAAATATGGCGTACATGATTGGATGGAAAAGAACAAAGACAATCCGGAACTCATGCAAAAGTTTCTCGACTTTCGTATTCGGTTTCTAGAAGAAGAACTGAATGAAACAAAAGCTGCAGCCACATATGATCGCAACGCACCTGAAGTTGTTGACGGTCTTATCGATCTTTGTGTGATTGCAATCGGTACTCTCGATGCTTTCGGTGTTGATGCTCAGAAAGCATGGGAAGCTGTACATACAGCGAACATGGCCAAAGAAGTTGGTGTAAAAGAAAGCAGACCAAATCCACTTGGTCTACCAGATTTGATTAAGCCTGAAGGTTGGGTAGGACCGAAACATCATGACAACACCGGTAATCTCGGGGAC